ATAGAAGGCATTCGGCTTGCCTATCGCCTTGTTGATAAGCGAGCCCCTTGCCGCGAATGTGTTTACAAGGTTCACTCTTGTCAGGGCATCACAGCCAATGTCAAATTCCATCCCGGTGGAGCTGTCGTCCTTTGCGACGTATCCAAGCTCCTGCATCTTCTGGATCAGTGCCGGACTCGCTTTGTCGTCATCTACCCGGATGCTGGCGTTCCGGAGAACTGTGTAAGGTCCGACACTGTAGTTGAAAGTCGGAGCACCGGCATATTCGACGGGCTCTTTTATCTCATTTTTCAAAAGCTGCACCAGTGCAGCCCTGTCTGTGATAGTTGTCGTTATCTCCATGATTGCCTCCTTTCGGTAGTCTATAGATCACTCTGAAGTGCAATAGTATCAAGTCATTTTCGGTCCTCTCTTCCTTATTTATATAGTGCATCACCCGGGGCTCAGCCCTTCCCGAAGTAGTCGAGGACATAGTGCTCATGGCAGCAATACTTCCGGTTCCTGTTTCCGTAGACCTCGAAGGTCTTCCCGCAGTACGGGCACACCTTGACGTAGATCGCAGAGGGCTTTTTCTTCTGCTCATCCCGGTGCAGCTTCCAGTACTTTCTGCGGCATGCCTCGCAGCAGAAACGCTTTCGTCTGCCCGGGTGGTGCTCATCCTGTGTGATGGGCTTTCCACAGAAAGCGCAGGCTTCCCTGTGCTCGATCTTCGTGAGCACGCCTTCCAAGACAGGCGCATCGTCGCACGGTAGGTCCTTGCAACGGTACCGGACAGCCTCCGTATTGAGGCCTGTGTAATCCGAGATTTTCCGGTAACTCATACCGTTTGTTCTGAGCAGGACTGCCTGCTCCAATTCTTCATCTGATATCTTTCTTGCCATATCCGTTCTCCTTTTGCGCTTTGGTCGTCGATATAGAAATCCCTTCACTACTCACAGGACAGTTCCCGCAAGGTCGAGCAAAGGAATCTTTGCTTTCACCTATCAGCGGACACTTCCCGGGCGTTTTTGTGACGGGACGTGAAATTTTCCTGCAGGTATCTGCAGACCATTCAGGCACGAATTTGAACGGTCCTATGAAATCCTCCCCTGCACCTATAAACGGAACTTTCGGAGAGAAATCGGAAATGAAAAAGGCAAAAAAATAAGACCCGCAGGCAGCTCTTCATGAGTTACCCACAGGCCATTTTTCATTTCACCCGGATCTTCCATCCCACATGAATCCGATTTACGTTCCGGATCAGAGCAGGATTGAGCTTCTGGATAGCCGATGCTGTCGTTCCGTACTTCTGGGCGATCGCAGAAAGGGTATCTCCACTTCGCACCGTGTAGTAGACCGCCTGTGGTCTGCCCTGTATGTGAAGCAGCTCGTTTACCTTTGCCTGCACGGTTGCGGCATCGTAACCGGAAGCAGTAAGGCGTCTCCTGCGTTCGGATCCGTTCCCCCACTTTCCTGCGATCACTTCCTTTGCCACCTCAGTGACAGATTTTGCGGAAGCTGCCGCGGACTCCCTGTAACGGAGCACGTGGTTCCACGGGTAATTCCGATAAGGTCGAATCAAAAACTCTCGTCCTGTCTGATCTCCTGGGGCACCTCCTACCGCGGTTCCCTTTTCATTGATGGAAGCCTCAACTTCCTTTCCGTTCCCACAGTACATCGCGGTGTGGTGCGTCGTATTCAGAAGAACGTCTCCCCTCTGGAGACCAGCTCCTGTTGCAAGATTCACCGTACGGGTAACATCTGAAAAGCCACAGGCCAGAAAGACAGAGAGCATGTTACCGGTATAGGTTGCGCCCTTGCTCTTTACCGGAACTCCGGCTGCCTGCCATGCCGAGATCACTGCCGAAGAGCAGTCATAATCCCCTCTCTCACCCCAGCGATATCTCTGGTCATAGCCGTGTGAGTTGTCCTTTGCGTGATTTTCCATCCACTGGATGGCCGATTCTGTTTTACTCATGATCTTCTCCTCTCTTCACAACAAGAAAAGCCCTCCGGGTTTTGAAGCCCGAAGAGCCAAACGTAACAATGCTCCGTTAACGGAAGGAGCTTCCGAGATACGAGGATCACCTCCTCTCACGCATCTGTCTTGGTGAGCTGCTTGTAGATCTGGTTCACACCAGTCGCGGCTAGGCCAGAGACGATGCCGACTGCCAGAGCATTGATGGCATCTGTTGCCGGGAAGTCCGGCATGAGATACAGTCCCGCGATACCGAGCACCGCACCGACGCATCCGCAGATCACCGGGATCAGCTCATCCTTTACCGAGCCAGCTGCTTTGCAGCCGATGCCGACAAGATACGCAATCACTGTGATTGCCGCCACACTTGCAATTCCAAAGTCCATAAGTCATTCCTCCTTTTCTTTATTTCTGTCTGCCGAAAGCGGCAGTTCCAGACACTTCTTGTACAGGGACTCTCCGGTACCATTCCCGCCAAGGGCCTTGTACGGCTTGTACAGGTACTCTAGGTTGCTCCGGTCATCAGGAGAGCACCATCCCCGAGCAATAAAAAAGCTGCAGGCCTGATAAATACGGTCATGCAGCAGTGCCATCATTCCTTCTTTAATTTCATCGTTCTCCTGTTTTCGCCGGAGCAGCGTCCGCCAAAGCCACGTGAGGACGGCAAGGATCAGGGCAAAGAGCTCCTGAATCCAGTATTTCAAGATAAAGTCGATCAATGGAATCACCTTCCTTCTTTAATCTTCCACATACACCATGAGGTACTTGTACTTGAGCGTTGCCTGGTTATAAGCCATCAGAGTTGTCTCATCGTTAGCAACACCATCGGCAAACTTGAAATGCCCGATCTGATCCGCATCTGGATAGCTTCTTGTTCCGTTATCTTCGCAATCTATGATGCACTTTCCTGTTGTGGCATAGAACCGGAATCCGTTATAGGTATCCATGTCCGTTGACAGGGTTCCGTCCGAAAGCTGTACTTCCACGACTTTCAGGCGGATATCCGGATCACTCTTCGTGATTGAGGATCTCTTCAAATGCACAGCGCTGTTTGCGGGATAGGTAATGAAGCCCCTCCCGTCATCCACGTCCAGCGCAAGCTTTGTCACCGCAGCGACGTTCTTGATGTGATCGAAGGAGGGCTTGCCTACTTCCGTGACCTCCCCGGAAGATCCTCCAGATCCGGATACCGGAAGAGTCAGCACCTGTTTGGTTCCTTCCGAGGAGCGGATGGTGAGCTTGCCGTCACTTAGTTCAAAGGTGTAGGTCGTATCCGTAAAGACGGCTCCTTCCGGGACATCGGATTTTACGGTATGCCCGCCAAGAGCTTCTGTATTTTTCTGGATGGCATCGGTGTTTTCCTTCACGACAGCTTTGATTTCCGTATCGTCATAGGCGGTATCCGTAAAGACCGCATTCTCAGGTACGTCGCAGGCCACCGTGTGTCCGTTCACCTTTGCAGCATTGTCCACAACTCCGTCTCCGTCGGCATCGAACTCCGCTACTTGTTTCACCTCATCAATCAGCTGGTTCACTGCCTCGCAGAGCCGCTTGATCACCTTGTGCGCTCCACCATACTGGATCTTCTTAATCGACATTGAAGTACGCCTCCTCCCGCTTCTGCGCGCCGGTGTTCCGCGAGGCATACCGCTCGAGATCGGTAAGGATCTGCTCGGTTGTATTGAGGCGATCCACCAGTTTGTAACTGTCGATATATGGATCAAAGTAGGAAAGATTCTCCGGCTCGATAAACGAAGTGTCCTGCATATCATGAACGCACTTCCGGCACAGGCTCGTGGCTGCCCTCTCTTCTTCCCGGCTTGTGGCAAACCAGTGTGCATCATGCCATTTGCAGTTCCAGTAGCAGTCCGTGTTCGGAATCAGAATATAGCGGTACTTCTTTGGCAGATTTCTCAACGCATCGAGGTGACGGGAGAACCAGTAGAACAGCACGATGTGGTCGTACATGGAGAGATCCCGGCTCTGGATGTCTGCCGCTGTAAGAGCGCTTGTGATCGAAAGTGTGACCGAGATCTCCGGATGTCTGCTCTTTGCGGCAATCGCCAGCGCATCCTCGCTGATCGTGAAGATCCGAATACCAAGGTTGTAATACTTCTCCAGAGCGTCCAGTGTCGCATCTCTTTGCATCAGCACGCAGAGTGGAAGCCCCAACTGCTGCAGGCATTTCAGGCGAAGAACATACTCCTCATAGGTTTTTGGATACTCCTCTCTGGTCTCGATGTCCTGTCTCGTGCTCACGGCATCCTCCTTCCATGCCGGAAGATAAATGCAGCGGATGTACGAAAAAAGCTCCCGTTTTCGCGAGAGCTTCGGAATAAAGTCGTAGGAAAAGTTGTAAGGGAGTTCATACTGCTTCTTCATGCGTCCTCCTTGTCTGTCAGCGTATACGTGATCTTCATGGTCTGCGAGGCGTTCTTTGTAATTGGAGACGACAGGTTGTTGATCGTGCCAAGATAGGCACAACGAAGTGCGGTGCGGATCCGGTCGTTGTCGTAATACCCGTCGTAGTGATAGGTGGCAAGGAGCTTCCCATCAGAATGAAGAATCGGTGGAATCTCGATTGCAGCTCCGTCAACCGCCTCCTCGGAGTGAGACGCATCCGGATAAAGAAAGCCTGTCTTGTAGTAGTTGCTCCCGTCCTTCTCGTATCGATACTGGTACTGAATGCCTCCGTTATAGAGCATCGGCGTCATCCTATCGAAGGTTCCGCTGTTATCAAAGGTAAAAGTCTTGATGTCCACCGGATTGGACAGGTTCACGATGTAGATACTGTGCTCGTCATAAGATTTGGCATAGAGATAGCCCTTGTTGACCACAATCGAATAGTCATTCCGTGAAGCCAGATGTACTCCGGCTAATGTGATCACTTCCTCCGGCTGTTTCTCAAAGGAAAGATCGGACATCTTGTACTTCGTGAGATAGAGCTTCGCATCGTCCTTCTCGTTCCCCTCATCGTAATAATAGTTGTAGTAGGTGTTCCCGTAAGAGGTGTAGCTGCTGATCCGGTTGTTCTGCGTGATGAGGTAAAGGTAGCCGTCCGTGCCAGGCATCCAGTATCTCGACGGGCCGATATTGCTAAAGTTCTGGTAATCCGGAAGCTTAAGCGTCGTCACCGTTTCATATGGGAGAGTAAAGGAACCATAGGTCTGGTCCGCGACCTTCACTGCATAGGGATCAAATCTTCCGCGCTGCACCGTCACCCCATCCGAATTCAGCCAGTACACAAACCTATCCTTTACGAGGAAGGGTCTTCCGTTATGCTCTTTGTTCTCGATGGTATCCATGTCACAGTAAAAGTCCCCGCAGACCTGTCTCTGGAAGGGATTCACCCCGGCGTAGGCACTCGTCAGGGCAACCGACTGGATGGTTCCGTTTGCCTGTGCGGTGCCAAAGTCCCAGACGGAAACATAGCCGGTATCCGTTTTATGTGTCTCGATCGCATTCAGAGATCCCCGCATCGCATCATCCGTGTTGGTATCCCGGGAAGCGTAACCCACAAGCTTTGCCTCTGTCGGGAAGTTCGTATTGTTCACGTCTTCGGTGAGCTTTCCATCAAAAAGCAGGATGCCGCCGAGCGCATTCTTTGCGATAGGAAAGACGTTGTTGTTCATTGATCTTCCGATCATGGTCTGGAAGGCAATCAGCTCCTGCACGGCATTGGTGACAAGGTTATCCTTCTCATATTGAAATTCGCGCTCCCCGGTCTTGGCATTAAAGAGCTCGATTTTGGTATGTCCTTTGATCATTCTTCCACCTCTTTCGTAAAGATCTGGATGTCCGTAAGTGTTCCTTTCTCGTGGATGATTGCCTTCAGCTGAATGGAGCCATTGAGCTTTTCTGCCCACTGCTTTTTGGTGATCTCCTTCATCGCCGGTGCAAACATGCCATAGGACTCCTTCGTGGTATCTGGCGTGATCCAGCCATTGGCGTATTCCCACCAGGTACTGCCGTGGTCAAAGGAGGCAAGGAAGTTCACGTTATTGCTGTCACAGTTCGAAGTAACGGAAAGGATCTGATCCGCAGTACAGTCAGATGTCACAAGCTCTGCCAGCGTAACGCCATCCTTCAGCTTCCATGCGCCATCCTTCACCTCGATCGCATCGCTGCTGTAGGTGATGGTATCGAGATGCTCCGTATCAAACCGGTGCAGGAACTTCACCGTACCGATGGTCCCAGCGATCGGCTGCAGCACACTGGATAACTGCATGGATGGAACGATGTCGGAATAACCTGCGGTTTCAGGCGAGAGCAGGCCAACGGTTACCGAAGCATCAAAACTGCGATACACCGGAAACAGGTTCATCTCCGGAACCGTATCGTAAACGGAAATGGTGCCGTCCCAAGCGCCGCTTCCTGCGAGTCCCTGTCCTGCCATGTATGCCCTTGTATCTCCACGTGCGATATGGCAACTGCCACCGGCCATTGAGAGCCAAACTTCAAAGTTCCCGGTAAGATTTGCTGTACTGTTCCATGTAAAAAGAAGATGCAGGAGGTGCGTCCCATCTGGCAGCATTTCCACCGGGACATAATCCTTGACCTCCTCCCCATTCAGGTAGTACGTAACGACCATCACCGCATCGGTATCCGATATTATTTCTTCTGCTTCTGTCTCCGCCGTGTCGATCGTCAGCTTGATCTCTGCATGGAAGTCGATGTGGGTATCCTTCACCGTGACATAGCGGATATCGATGATCTTGGCTTTTGCTGTATCCACGATGTCATAATCAGCAGCATTCTGGTAATCGTAGTAGCGGATATAGTCCTGATTCTCATTGGAGGACAGGATGCCCTGCAGGTTCTTGTCCGTCTTGGACTTTGCCGATGCCAGAGCCGGATCCTGCCCCACGCCCTGCATCGTGAAGGACTTGTTGTACTGGAACGTGAACTTTGTCATGCAGAAGAGCTTGTCCTTGTCGGCAAGCCCATCGGTAAAGCGGAACACGTCCATGAGATCATAGGCGGGATTCCCGATCAGCTCCGCCTTAAACGGCACGTAGTCAACCTTCGAAAGTGCGGTGAGGATTGCCCTTCTCTGTGCGTCCTTTTTCTCCTCCACACCATACTGGAGGAAGGGATCCGAGCCGATGTTGTAGGTAAGGCCGTCATCCGTATCGAGGGCATAGTAGGATGTGCTCTTCGCATCGATATTCACAACGGAGAGGCCGGTGTATCTGGTTGAGAAATCGGAGAACTCACATCCGGTAAAACGATGTTCGGTGTCGATCTCATCAACCACAGTCTGACCATAAGATTTGACATAGATCTTCCCATCCCGTCCGGCATAAACATTCGCAGCTATCGATGCAGCAACCAACGAAACAAAGTCCCGCCAGGTTTCGATATCGGATTCGCTGTAAAGGGAAAGCTCATCAGAGCCGTTTGCCATTGCTGCAAACGCTTCACTGGTAGTTCCAAGAGAAAGCCCACAGGCTGTACAGGCTGTCAGCATCAGGTTGTAGGCGGTACCGTTGATGGACGTGACGGCGCAGTTCTTATCGAACTTTGCCATGTGATCGTAGGCTTTGATCACCACACCGGAAGCGGTATGCTTTGCAGAGTCTATGGCGAACACGCCAAGCGGCACATCCTCGAAGCTTCCGTCTGCAAGCCGCATTCCGAAAACCGGTGCGATCTCCTGGTCCTTCCAACTGTACCGAGGGATCTTCAGGTTCATGAGCGTCACATCCAGTTCCCCGATGTAGACCTGTCCAATCTGAACGGAAGAATCATCCGAGCACTGGTTCGTGATGGAGAAGGATCCGGATAGGATGTTGTCATCCGTAAAGGACACCCTCCCGACTTTTCCAGTCATCCGGAATCTCTGAACGGGCTGCTTCATGGCAGTCTTGTATTGTTCACTTACAGCGTACATGAAGCGCCTCCTTTCTTAGAACTCTTCCAGATCGAAGCTTACGGTGTAGAGTCCATTCGTTCCTCTCGTCTTTTCCGAGTTCTTCTCCGGTCCGGTCTTGAAGTTCCGCATCCGCATGGTCCTTGTTTTGTAGTCCTGTGATTTCAGATCATAGAGCTTTACCTGTATCGAATCCTTATCTCGAAACTCTGCGAACTTTGCAGCCCATCGGCTGGAACACTGAAAAGAAGCAGAAACGGAGAGCTTGTCATATCTCGTGACAATGACCTGATCCGTTCCTGCTTCTGTTTGATTGGTGCTCTCAATGACGGAATAGCTCTCCTCCCAGCTTTCCGGTGTGAAGAGCTCTGTCTCGTCAAAGTAAATTGGATAGTCCTTTAACATCATCGCCCTCCTGACCGGTAATTACTCCGCTGAGTCGCACGCACAACGATCTCATCAATTCTCTCCTGCCCGATGTAGACAGGAATGATGATGTCGCCGCCAGATACACCGGCAAGTGCTCCCTGTACAATCTCCGCGAGCTTATCCGTACCCACAACAGCTTCCTGCCCGGCTTCGCCGCCTCCGAGAAGTCTCCCTCCTGCAGCACCAAAGATCGTCGGGCTGTTCAGGATATAAGCATCATCCATCGCCTTTTTGTACCAACTCACGGACAGATGTGGAACCGAAGGCGGATTCAGAGAAAGACTTCCACTGATGGAAAAATGCGGAAGCTTGATATGTGGAAGCTCCAAGTGACATCCGGCAAAGAACCCCTTAATGCGGTCAAGACCGCCACTCACGATACTCTTGGCGCTCTCAATCATTGAGGAGAACGCTCCCTTGATCTCACTGAGTTTTCCCTGAGCTACAGAGAGCGCGTCTCCGAGTTTCCCACCGGTCAGCTCATTGATCTTCGAGAACCCTGTCTCCCAGATCGACTTGTAGGCATCGACCGCTGTTCCGATCACACCCTTAATGCCACCACCGTGTGTTTCAATGGAGGACTGAATGGCATCCCACGTAGTTCCAGTCTTGGTTTTTACCGTCTCCCATGCCGTTCCGATGGTTGTCTTGACGTTTTCAAACACGGTGCTGGCTGTCGATTGGATCCCGTTCCATGCACCGGAAAGCGTGCTGGTAATCCCACTCCACGCACTCGATGCCGCCGAGCTGATCGTTGACCATGTATTTCCTAGGAAATCAGAGATACCGGTGAAGATGCTCTGTGCAGTTCCACTGATTCCTTCCCAAAGACCTGTGAAGAAATCCTTGATGCCATTCCACACCGTTTCCGTTGTGGACTTAATGCCACCCCAGAGCCCGGAGAAAAAATCGCCCAGCGCGCTGCCAACTGTCTTCACACCATCACAGACGGTAGACCAGACCCCGCCAAACCACTCGGAGATCTCGCCCCAGTGCTTTACGATCTCAATAACCGCAACCACAGCAGCCACAACAGCCGCGATGATGGCGATGATCGGTAGTATCGGTACAGAAACTGCTGTAATAGCCGGAATAACTGTGCCGGAAATAAATCCAATAAAGGTACCAAGCGTCGAGGTGATTCCACCGATTGCCGAGACAACTTTTCCCACACCGACAAGAACCGGTCCGACGGCAGCTGCAATAAGGGCTGTCTTGATGATCGCCTCCTGCATGCCCGGGGACAATCCATCCCATGCGTCCTTGAGTCCTGTGACCACGTCCTTGATCTGCGTCATGGCCTCGGTGATCATCGGAGCAGAAGCATCAACGATTTCCGCACCGAGGTCTTTCAGGTTGTTCATCACAACCGTCATCTGGTCGAGAGGATCCAGTGTCTCGTTGAAGGTGTTCTCCACAGATCCGGAAAAGTCTCCGAGAGTAGAGGACAGGTCATCGAGGGATAGCTTGCCGCTTTGCACCGCGTTATAGATGGCACCACCAGCACGGGAGCCAAACAGATCGTAGGCCGCCTGCAGCTTCTCCGTATCGCTCTGGTTGCTGTTCATCGTTTTTGAGAAGTCCTTCAACGCATCACTGAGAGACTGCCCGTTCTTCGTTGCAACCTTCTGCGCCTTGATAAGACCAGTGAGCATTGTCGATGTATCAAGACCGGACATCTCAACGGCACCCATGAAGCCTGCCGCCTGCTCAGCGGAAAGCCCCATCGCCTGAAACTGCCCGGCATTCTTCGCAAGATCCTGCGAGAGCGTGTCCATCGACACACCCGTTGCCTGCCCGACCTGATTCAGGGCATCCAGCAGGTTCCCCGCATCGTCTGATGACTGACCGAAGGCATTTAGAACAGAGGATACGTTATCGACTGAAGTAGATACATCCGTGCTGTTAAGTGTT